TGAGTGGCAATTCTACTTCTTCTACAAACGCTAATAATATTGCAACAACTTCCTCAAATGCTAATCAAAATTATTATTTACCCTTTGTATCCTCTTATGCTACTTCTTCAGGACAAACATTATATACAGACCAAAACTACAATATTACATTCAACCCTTCAAACGGTCAATTAGTTACAAACGCAAATATATCTTTTCCGTATGGAATTAATATACAGGATAATATTCAATATTCATATATTACGAGTGATAATCTTGGTAATATGACTATAAGAAGTGAAGACAATAGCGGTCAATATGGTTCTATCAATTTTTTGACAGAAGGATTTAATCTTCAAAGCGCTTATGGAAGTAGTGATACAATTATTTTTGATACTAGAGGATATAATGGTATAGGACAATCTGGTTTAAGAATAACAAACGGAACTTATAATAATGTTTTAACTTCAAATAATATAAGTTGTAATAATTTTACTGGTTCTTTGAATGGAACATCAACAACCGCTAAAAACATAGCAACAACAGCAATAAATACTAATGCGACTTATTATTTACCCTTTGTTGCTGGAAGTGGCATTATTCCAAGTCAATCCTTATATACAGACGCAAACTACCATATTACATATAATCCTTCTACTGGAAATCTTACTGCTACTACATTTACAGGTGCTTTGATTGGAAACGCAACAACAGCGACAACCGCTACAAACGCTAATTATGTTACTATTACTGATAATAATACTGGTTTAACTTTTTATCCTACTTTTGCTTCAACGAATTCCGGAAATCTTCCTTTATATGTTGATAAAACAACTTCTCCTTTATCGTATGTTCCTTCTACTGGAAATCTTACGGCTACAACATTTACAGGTGCTTTGAGTGGAAACGCTACAACAGCAACAACGGCAACTAATTCAAATAATAGTTTAATTGTAAGCGATAATAGTTCTACCACCTGTTATATTCCATTTACTAAATCAACTGCTTCAACTGGAACTAATTTACCTTTATATCAAGACGATACGACTGGACCGCTATCGTATACGCCTTCTACTTCTACTCTTTCTTGTTCTTACGGACAATTTGGAAGTGGTATAATTAATACTTCTTCTCTTGCTTGTAATTCTTCTGGAGGATTAACTATTACTGGTGGTAATAGTGGTGGTTTAATTTTGAATAGTGGGGCGAATACATTACAACTACAATATAACGCAACAACAATAGCAACCATTCAATCAACAGGATTAGCGGTTTCTCAAATAAACGCAAATGGATTTAATATTTTTAACGGAACATTTAGCCCTTTTCAAATCGCTTCTTCAAGTGGTATTTCAACTTTTACAAATATTATTACAACTGGTTTAGTATTACCAACTTCAATTAATACGGCAACATTTTCTACTAATACCCTTACTATTGCTGGTTCAACAGGTTCAACATTTAGAAATTATCAAATAGGTTTTACTGGAACAACAAATACAATCTCTACATTAAGTCTTTCTTCCTTTCCTGTAAATGCTGAATACTATGTTGCTATTTATAATGGCGGAAGCGGAACACTTACTATAAATGCTACTGGATTGGGAACTGGTATAAAAACGACATTCGCTTCTTCAGTTTTAGTTCTATCTGGTGGATATGCTATAATGAAAATAAATTATATACCATTTACTACTGGAGGGAATATATATGTTGTTTCAGTAAATAATATAGCATAATAATATGCTTACTGAAGTATTTTTGAGTTTCGCTATAACAACATTCGTAGGGTGTTTTTTAGGAATAGTAGGATTGTTATATAAATCCAAATGTCAAGAAGTAAGTTGTTGTGGATTAAAAGTGATACGAAATGTTGAAGTTGAAGAAAAGATAGACGAATTGAATATAGGAAAACGAGAGTTTTCTGTCGCCGAAGGCAACGAGAGACATACTGAAGAAAAAAAAGATAATGATATTATATGAAATTAATAAAAATAGATAAATCACCAAGAAGTAATAAAAGATTCCGTGCATTCTTCGATAATAATATTTATATCGATTTTGGATTCAAAGATGAAGATGGAAATCATGCTATTACTTATATAGATGGAGCAAGTAGAGAAAAACGAAATAATTATATTAAGCGCCATATGGGAAATAAAAGAGAGTCTGAATTAGTGGAATCATTAATAATTAGTCCTTCTCTACTATCATTATTTATTCTTTGGAATACACCGAATCTGAAAGAAAATATAAAAATATTAAATTCGTTGTTAGAAAAGAAATATAATAAGATATAATTTAATGCCAAAAATGTTTTATTATTCGACAACAAAAAATACAAATAATGGAGAAATTATTTTAATAAAATCTGATAATCCAAAATATACTTATGAAGTTTATTGGAAAAAGACTGGAATTTTTGCTGGATATATGGGTAATAGACGAATAGAAGAATTAGAATGTAGATTAAAAGAAAATAAAATTGATCAACAATAAGAATAGAAACGCCCCAAAGGCGTTTCTATTCCTATGAAAAAATAAATGAACCGAAGGTTCATTTATTTCTTTTAAGTAATATAATTATTATTAATTTATAATAATTATATATGACTGAAAATGAAATTAATGAATGGGAATTATTAGATGATGCAATTGAGCGTTTACCAGTATTTATGACGGATCAAGATATAAGACGATACTTGGGACATGATTTTAAAATAATAAAGTATTCTGAATTGAATGATTATAATCACATAAATCAATTACTTCCAAAAAATAATGATTGTTGTATTGTATTAGTAGAGAACGTGAAAAACTCTGGACACTTTGTAAGCATATGTAGAAGAGGAGATACAATAATACAATTTGATTCTTATGGGTCATCGATAGATGGAGAATTAAATTATGTTACTGAAATAATGAAAAAAATTCTTGGTGAGCATAAGAACGAGATGAATGAATTAATAAAACGTTCAGATATGAAGACAACTTTTAATAAAACAAAATATCAAAGTCAGAAAAAAATATGTGATGAAGATTCTTCAATATGTGGAAGAGCTTGTTGTGTATTTGTGCAATTAATGAGAATGAATTATTCACTTGAAGATATGAAAAAAATGATAGATGCAAAGAAATATGAATATACATGTATATTTGATATGGATATACCTTATGATGTTGTATTTTCTCTTTTGATTTCTTGATTTCTCTACTTGATGTAAATTTTTTAGATTTTTTTAGTTTTTAGAAATATTTAAAATATTTAAAAGTATAAAAAACAAAAATAAAGTAAATTTAGAAATATTTTGAAGTAAATTTTGGATCACGCAAACGAACTTTTAGAAACATCTCAACGAGAAATTATGAGACCATAATCAATAACAAAATGAAAATTTAGCAACTAATAAAAAAATAATGAAAAATTATGAAAAAATGTTGAGTAATATCTAAATAAAAAGCTTTTTATTTATCTATTGATAAATTTTCATTTTGTTATTGATTATGGTCTCATAATTTCTCGTTGAGATGTTTCTAAAAGTTCGTTTGTGTAATATATTTTTCATTATTTTTTATCTATTGATAAATTTTCATTTTGTTATTGATTATGGTCTCATAATTTCTCGTTGAGATGTTTCTAAAAGTTCGTTTGTGTAATATATTTTTCATTATTTATTTATCTATTGATAAATTTTCATTTTGTTATTGATTATGGTCTCATAATTTCTCGTTGAGATGTTTCTAAAAGTTCGTTTGTGGAATAGGGAAAACACCAAAGAAGAAATCGTATTAAAATTAATAAACTTTTGTAAAAATAATTGTCATAGTGCAAGGTGCAGCAGAAAAATAAGTTAAGGGATACGACCCTGCTGCGTATGTAGCAATTGCAGAGCAAGAAATTCCTCCTGCAAGTTGATCAATTGAAAATGTTGCTCCATTAGATAAAATATTACCAAAAGCATAACCAGTTGAATTAACCCCACCTATAGTTATGTTTTGTAATACGATACTACCAGTAGCAAATATAGATGTTCCGTCATTTGTTATAGTTGCTCCAGATGAATAAACGCTCGTTGCTCCAGTATTATTTGTATAACATTTAAAAGTTAAATATTGTCCTATATTTGGAAGATTAAAATTCCAACCAACTATGTTTGATACAACTCCACAATTATTAGTTATTATTGTTGTTGAAGGTGTTCCTATTGCAGAATTCACATATCCTATTGTTGCTGAACCATTATCATTTCCACTTATAGGATATGTTTGTGCTGGTTGTGATGGTGTTACAGAAAATTGAGTTGGTCCTCCAAATGTATTATTTCCTGTAAATGAATTGTTGGCACTTAGTGTATAAGCTATAGCATTATTTACATATCCAATAGTTGCACTTCCATTAGTATTATTTAAAATCGGATATGTTCCAAGAGCAGGTTGTTTTGGTGTTACAGAAAAAGTTGTATTACCTGAAACATATAAATTTGAACTTATACTAACTCCTAAATTAATACTACTACTTGGTATATATACATTATCTGTGTTTCGACCCAATACAACCTGATTACTTTGACCTGAATTTATTGGAATTGCATTTGCACCAATTAATGTTAAGTATTGATACGAATTTGTATCTGTAGGAAGTTGTGTAGCATTCGAACCTAAATATGTATTATTTGATCCAGTATTATTTTCTCCTGCTTGATATCCCAATGCTGTATTTAAATTTCCATTTGTAGTATCTAATAATGTAGAGAAACCAACAGCAGTATTATAACTTCCAATAGTGCAAGAATTTAAACCATTGTATCCACATGAAGTATTATCTATTCCAGTTGTTAAAGATGATAATGAATAACCTCCAAATGAAGAATTTGCTTGTCCTGTTGTTATATTGTGTAGAGAATTGGCACCTATTGATGTATTAACTTCACCACCATTACCACTTAATTGTCCTATATTTGTTTGTGTATTATCTACTTGAAATGCTCCTGTTATTTGAACGTCTCCAAGAAACGTATTCATTGATGATTGAAGAAAAGTATTATTTACATTTGTATATACATCACCTCCACTTCCACCTCCAGCTGTATTTTGTTGTGTTCCATTTGGAAATTGAATGTATGTATTTTGTCCTTGTAAAATTAAATTACCATTCAATTTCACATTTGGCGAATTTAATAAAGAACTTTCACTCATATATATACTATATTATAATTTTATAAAAATCGTGTTTCAGGATAAAAGTTACGTGACCCACCAATATATCCACCTTCCATCTCTACTTTTTCAAACAATCCACTCTCAGAAGGTTTAATATTTGTTTTTAATGGTGCATAATTATTAACTGCATTTGAAATTAGTGTTAATTGTTCTCTGGCTACCTCAATAAAATTATCAATTTGTTCTCCTCTA